TTATTTCTTGCGTTTGTTCATCTGCTTGGCTTCCCAGAACAGTCCGGTCAAGACATCCTTGATGCGCTGCTTGTCCTCCCCGCTCAGAGGGACCCCGTCAAACATGAGCTCGCCGTCATCCTCGAGCATTTTCTTGAAATCCCGTTTATCCCTGGAGGTTGCCCAAGCGGGAGCCGGTATCTCTTCGTGCTTGGCGGCATCCTGCTGCAGATAACCTGCTTTGTTCATCAGCTCTTCATAGGGAACCTCGAGCGCCTCCGCCATTTTGCGCAGCGTTTGCGGCTTGGGTATGCCCCGCAGCCCATTCTCGATCCGCGAGATCTGCGATCCGCTGATGTCGGCGGCCTGGGCCAGCTGATTGATGCTCCAGCCTTTGTTCTCCCTCATCTCTTTCAAGTACGATCCAAATATGCGTTCCACGTTCCGGCCACTCCTCACCATAGTCCATCTGAAACATCTACTTATAGTATAAACGCACCCTCATCCTTTGCCAACAGGTAAAATAAAAGAGAGCATCATTGCCAAAAGGCAAGAAAACGAGAGGGATGTCCCATATACCTCTATATAGTTCGTCCATTTGAAGGTTTACGCCGGTCTCCAAATAGTGGTATATTAATGAAAAATACGAACAATATGCGAACATAAGATGAAGAACCGGCTTCTGCCAAATGGCAAATTGTAAGCTTGACCATGACAATAAAAGGGGAGTGTTTCCGAATGAATCCATTGTTACCGGAATTGGATCGTAGAAAGACCCAAAGCGCCGTTGAAGCGATATTCGAAAAATATCGCATCTATAAAACCATTACATTCGAAGTCAGGGAGATGAGCGTGACCGCATCCTACACGGAGCGGTTCCATGGACCGACCAACGTCACCTCGGACCAAACGGCAGCGGTTGCCATATATAATGTAGATATGCCGGCGGCCAGGAAGCAGTATTGCGAAACGATCGAATCGATCGTGGAACGGCTTGGCGAGCGGGAGCAGACCCTGATTCGGGAACGGTACATGAAACAGGACGACGTATTCGATTACAAAGTGTACAACCATATCCTCGAGCCGCCGGTCAGCAAGGACACGTACACGAAGATCCGAACCCGGGCTTTTTATAAATTGGCCTTGGCTTTGGCGGACAGAGGACTGCTGAAGCTGCAGGAATTAGAGAAAGCCGCCAAGAGCAAAATGAGCTGACAAGCGCGAGCACGGATCATCACATCGAGCAAAACCGGAGGACCTCAGAATGGAGGTCCTCCGGTTTTTTGATTCTAAATAGAAAGGCCGCATTTCACGAGAAAGAACAAGATAAGGCTGGGAATCCAAACATAAATGAGAACATAAGTTCGTGCTATTTTCCGCCGTCATTCCGCTTAAAGTTCAGCATGAATCGTCCCATAAGGCGTCAGCGCATCCGATTTAGGGGTGTAAGATTGTATTATCGGAAATGAAGCAAAACAGAGCGTACCGAACACACACACACAGTCGATGTGAGCCGGCCTTGAGAAGGACCGGTTTTTTGTTGCGGTTGATGCCTGGGGCGTCTCATTTCCGATTCTTTATATGAAAAGAAAGGAGGGGGTCATATTGCATAAGCATGTGATCGTTCTGAGCAGCTGGCTGTCCTATGGCCGACCGGAGAGCGTCCGGCAAACTGCGGAATGAGAGGGGCGGTCAAACAGGCCGTCGCATTCCTCATTCCGGAGCTTGAAGGCCATGTATATGACGTGCATCCGCCGGAGGAGGGGGTAAGCGACCCGCTATATGCCGTGATCACGCTCGGCGAGGACGTCTGGAAATCCTCATGGGCCGGGTACCGGCAGGTGGTGCGATTGAAGCTGCATGGGGATCGTTCCGATCTGCCGCAATTGGATCGATGGGCGGATTTACTCATTCAGGGACTTCACCGCAAGCGGGTTGCCGGAGCCGACGGAAATGCATTCAAGCTTCATTATTTGGGTGTTCCTGAGGCTGACAAGCTTGATCCTGTTTCAGGCAGAATGATCCGGGTCTTGCGATTCGGGATCTATATGCCGCAGGCATCCGGGGCAGGCTCCGTCGGACAGCCGGATGAATGGCTGGATACGCTGACAGCCTGGACAGGAGATATGCTGGGTGGTCCTTGGCGCATCTACCATACGGCATGGCCTGCGGGGCGGGAGGATCACGCCGTATTATGGCGGATGACCGGCTGCGAGACCCGAATGGCGGGAGCTTCGATGTTCGAGGTCCGCAAAACCTTTATCGGGCATATCGCCTCCCTGGATTCCGCGGACGAGCAGCTTACGGCTGCAAGGCTGGTGGAGGAGCTTGGCACCCAGGTCCAGCTGGTTCTGGACTTACAGGAACGCCGTTATTTATCCGTTGCGGAAATTTCCTCCGATATGCAGGCCGATCCCATTCTGGACGGTCAGATTAAGCTAACCCTGGCCCAGCGGAAGAACCGTTCGCCGGAGGAAGCCGCCTTGATCAGGCGCGTTAACATTCATCCTATCTTAAAGTGAGGTGGCCAATATGGCTGTGAAAAAAACACTCAAATCCGAAGCTCCCGGGAGCAGCGCTCCCCGATATTCCTTGACGGAACTTGAAGCACACGCCCATGAACTGTTTCAGGTTCGGGCGGAAGTGCTTGCGGGTGCCATGTATGGGGCAGATGGAGAGCAGTTCACGGTAACCGAGGTCAAAGAAAGAATCCAACAATTCATGAAAGCGAAGGTGGTCTAATCATGGCAGGTGGAACATGGGAAAGCACGAATAAACCGGTACTGCCGGGTTTGTATATGAATTTCAAGGCAGCAGCCGCGTCGGCTGTTCAGGGTGGCAGTCGCGGTACGGTCGTCGTGCCGGTCAAAGCCAATTGGGGACCGGTGCAGGAGTTCGTGGAGATCGGAAGCGAGTTCGCGATTTCCGAGCTGTATTCCGCGGATAGCCAGGATGGCGCTACCGCTTACGAGACGCTTTATCTGGCATTGCTCGGTGGTCCGAAAAAGCTGCTGGCTTATCGTTTGGCGGACAACACGGCAGCAGCGGCTAGCGTGACGCTTCAAAATGCGGAAGCTGCGCCTTCGGACGTGCTGAAGCTTGAGGCCAAATACCCGGGCAGCCGCGGCAACGGCTTCTCCGTAACGGTGCAGCCGTCGCTGATCGACCCGGCCGCACGCGAGCTTCGCCTCTATGAAGGCGCCAAGCTGCTTGGCACATATTCCAGCCCGGACGGATCCGCTGCGTCGATGGCGGCGCAGATCAACGAAGATGCCGAGAACCTCTGGGTGACGGCAACCGCACTGGAAACGTCCGGCGTTCCCGCTGACGTGAACGGAGCCGCGCTGTCCGGAGGCAAGAGCGGCAACGGCGGTCTGACGAATGCCGATTATATCGAGATGTTGGATGCAGTCGAAGGCCAGGAATTTAATGTACTCGCCCTGGATTACGCTGCGGATATGGCTCTGCTGCAGAGCTTTGCGGCTTGGGTAAAGCGTCTCCGTCAAGAAGGACGCGGCGTGATGGCCGTATTCGGCGGCAGCGCGGCGGACGACATCTCCAAGGATGCAGCCAAACTGGCCGCAGACCGGTCGCTTGCATTGAACCATGAAGGGATCATCAATGTGGGGACGGGCGTGCGTCTATCCGGCGTGAACTACAGTTCCGCGCAGACGGCTGCTTATGTGGCCGGGCTTATTGCCGGTCAACGCTTGAACCAATCCGCTACATATGCGGTAACGCCATTCGAAGATGTGACCCGCCGCTGGACGCGCTCCGAGCAGGAGCAGGCCGTACGCAATGGCGTATTCGTCCTGTTCTACGACGGTCGTCAGGTAAAGGCGCTCCGCGGCATCAACACGCTGGTGAATCCGGCGGAAGGCCAAAACAATGCCTGGAAAAAAATCCGTTCCATCCGCGTGATGGATGCGATCCATGCCGATTTGCAGCTGGCCGCGGAACAGACCTACATCGGCAAGGTGAACAACACCGAGGAAGGACGACTCGCGCTGATCGGCGCCGTGAAGGAATATCTCGCTTCGTTGTCGCTGAGCAATGTCATCGAGCCGGACGGTTATGACGTCATTCTCGATCCAGCGTACTATGGCGATTCCGCCGTGAACACGCCGGAGCCGGACCAGGTTTTCCTGCAATGGAACGTAAAGCTGACCGACGTGATGGAGCAGCTGTTCGGTACGTTTTACGTGCAATAACGAGAAGAGCGATCAGTACATTTAAGATGAGAACCGAATTGCCTTTTTGTGGATGCACGTCCATAAACGTTTTTCTTAAAAACTTAACGAAATCGAGGAGGAACTTAATATGTTGGATGCTTCAAGAGTCATTATGGGGACATACGGCCAGGCATATATCGACGGGGTATGGCAGACGCACATTAATAAGCTGGAAGCCAGCGTGGAATTGGAGAAGCGCGAACTGAAGCTGGTCGGCAACGACTGGACGGTGCACAAAAACGGCAGCAAAAAAGGAACCGGCACGATGAGCGGGTACAAGGTCACTTCCGATATGATCTCCCGCGGCTTCACCAAATTCGATATCATCTCCAAGCTGGACGATCCCGAATCCTACGGCCATGAGCGCGTTCGCCTGATTCGCTGCATGCCGGACAAAATCCAGCTGGCCAACTGGACGGCCGGCGAGGAAGTGCAGGAGGAAACCTCGTTTACCTTTGAGGGGTACGAGCTGTTGGATCCGATTCAGGGGGATTAAGGGCTGTTTACCTTAAGCACGGCTTGAGAGCGGTCAATAAGCGGGGCTTCGCCCGGCATGGCGTGTCTGGTTCGGGCGAACGTCGCCCGCTGAGTTTAGGGCTACTATTTTATGAGTGAAGGAGATAGATATACACATGAGCTTACACGAGAACATGAGCGAGGAGCAAATTCTGGACAGTCTGTTCGAGGCGGCGGAAAGATTGCCGGAGGAAACGGTACGCATTAAGCGGCTGGATATGCAGATGGTGCTGCAGGGTTTGACTTCAAGCAAGGTGGACAGCATCCGCGAGCGCTGCACGGTTCGCCGGACGGTGAAGGGCACAGTGGACGAGAAGGTGGATACCGAAACCTTTAATGCGCTGCTCATCTCCGAAGCGACGAGCAGTCTGTCGGTGAAGGGCTTGACGCTTAGCGGCTGGGGCGATCCGCGAATTACAAGCCGCTTGAAGCTGTCGGGCGGAGAGCAGGCGGTCCGCCGCATGCTGCTGGCCGGAGAGCTGGATGCCGTAGGCGATAAAGTACTGGAGCTGTCCGGCTTCGGGGTTGAGATTGCTGACCTAAAAAACTGATCGGCTCCGGGGGAATGACGACGATGCTGTATCATCTGTGGGTCCGGCATCACCTTCGTCCCGGAGATTTTTGGCGGCTCCCGCGAGGCGAGCGCCTGCTGCTGCTCGCTTTCTCCCAGGAGGAGATCGAGGGCATGGCCGGTCAGAGTTTGAAGTGAACAGGAGGTGAAACGAAATGGCTGAAGCCATGAACTACCGCATGAATCTGGTCATCGATCCGAAAAACGTGATCAAGGCCAACCGCGAGCTGCGGGCGATGGAGCGTTATTTTGAACGGATCCAGGGACGCGTCATGCGAATCGGACGAACCCGCATGGCGCCTGAAATCGTGCTGAAGGACAGCGCCTCGAAGGGGCTGGACAACCTGCTCGCCAAAATGCAGCGGGTGAAGTCGCAAGTCATCCAAGCCTCGGCGAATGTGAAGCTGAATGTGCAGAAGCAGATTGATACGAATCTAAACCTGAGCGTGCAGAAGCAGATCGAGGCGAGTGTTCAGGTGGATTTGCGAGCGGCAGGGCTTGATTTTTCTCCGATGATCGCTGCGCTGAATGCGAATACGATTGCGGTGGATAAGCTTACGGATGCGCTTGGATCGCTTCAGCTTGGAGGCGGCGGGAGCGGTAAAAAATCGGGATGGGATACTGCTCTAGGCATTTTAGGCGGTGTTATCACCGTAGGCGCCACCATGAAAAATGGGGGCCAACTATATGGAAAAGGAACAAAGATGCGCGAAGCATGGGGTAAAGATAAACCGGGCCCTGAACCTGCCCCCAGGACGGCGCCTAGGCCCAATGGGGTCAGAAGGGGAGGCGGCCGTGGATCCAACTCCAATCAAAGCACGACGGCTGCTCCCAAGTCGGAACCAGCCAATAAGCCTCTAACGAAGTGGGGCAAGGCGTTTAACAAAGCGGAAACAACGGGAGATTTTATAGAAACTTTAGGCAACACGGGGAAGGGAGCTGTGCAATTACTCAAGGATGCCGTGGGTATCACAAAAGGAATGTTTGGCGGCGGCGCTTCCAGCGGCATCGTATCCGGAGGCGCGGCGAGCGTTGCCAAGACGGGTGCAGGATCAGATGCAGTAAAACAGGCAGCTGACGGTAGCACTGGAGCAAATGCAGTGAAAAATGCCGGCAAAAGCGGCCTAGGCTCCGGCTTAATGAAGGGGCTTGGCAAACGCGCCCTTGGCCCATTAAGTTATATAGCCGATGCGACCGCAATCGCTACCGCTAAGCCTGGGAAGGAACGAAACCAAGCGATAGGCTCTACCGTCGGCGGCGGCATCGGAAGCACGATCGGCGGCATCGTTGGCTCCGTGATTCCAGTTGCAGGTACGATGATCGGCTCAACGCTCGGCGGCACCGTAGGAAGCTATATTGGCGAGAAGGTGGGCGGCGCCATTACCGGTATCGGTGATAAATTCAACGAGGGTAAGAAGACGGTGTCAAAATGGTTCTCTAAGACGTTTTCCTTCGGGAAAAAAGACAAGGAAGCTGCTCAACCGAAGGAACCCCCTTCGAGTGCAGCTGCCCTTCCGGCTCCCATCATCCCGAAACCAGCGCCAGCTGATTTCAGCAAGCCGCTGCTGCCGAATCCAGCATTGAACCCGACATACGGCCCCTATATGCCGCCTAGCCATGCTACAAGCATAAGTACTATTGGGCCACCCGCGAGTGCAGCGCAAAACCAAGCTTTTGCAGGGAAGCCGACGTCCCCGCAATCCGTTCAGATCAGCCCAGAGCAGATGAGCACGATATCCGGCCTGCTGATGGATTTCAAAACAGAGACAACCGTGAATTACAATCTACCTTCAGGCGCGGTGCAGGTAACGGTGCATGAGGAGCACCCGATCGATGTAGAAGGATTGATTCTTCTAATCGGGCAGCGGCTGAGAGCCGAATTCAGCAAAGCAGCCCAGAACCGGAAGCCGACTCCGATGGCCTATTGAAGATGATGGTTAACGGCAGTATGAAGCGGGTCCGAAGGCATCCATACAGAAAGGAGGGGCCCAAGGTGGAGTTTATTTTGAAGAACGGCAAAGGCATGACATTCCGATTCCCGGTCAATCCCGAAGAGGTGACCATATCGCGGCAAAAGGGCCTGGAAACGGCCACGATTCTCAACTATGGAGAGTTTGATTTTCCGCAAGGGAATCGGATTAAGGAGATATCGTTCTCTTCCTTTTTCCCGCAAGAGTATGATGCAGCTTTTTGTAAAGGCCATGAGAGAGATCATATCAAACCGCAAACCGCGATGAACAAACTCAATGAGTTTCTGGCGTATAAAACACCGCTGCAATTTGTCATTACCAAGACGGCGGTGAACGTTCCGGTGTACGTTGCCTCCCATCAGTCCACGTTCCGGGGCGGAGAGGTTGGGGATGTGTATTTTGACATCACGCTCCGGACATGGAGTGACATGAAGGTGGCCAAAACGGCAGGCAGCAGCGGGGCAGCAGGAACCAATAAAAAGCCCCGGGCCGACATGAAGGACAAGAACAAGACGTATATCGTGAAGGCAGGAGACTCGCTTTCCAAAATCGCCAAGCTGGAGCTCGGGGACAGCTCGAAATGGAACCAGATCTACAAGCTGAACCAGAAGACGATCGGCAAAGACCCGAACGCCATCAAACCCGGCCAGAAGCTGGTGCTGTCATGAGTTACAAGGTGATTTTGCAGGATCAATACGATCTTTCTCCCTTGGTGGAAGCTATCAACCTGCGGGATTCGCTTGAACAAGTCGCTTATCAGGGAACCGTCAATCTGGTTGTCACGCCGGATTTGCCGCCGATCTCGCCGGGAATGGCGATCCGGATCAGCGGAATTCCATACGGTAAAAAAGATGATGTCCCCCTGCTGCACCCGGCTGTCGTGTGGGAAGTGGAAACCTCCAACAATGGGGTGAAGCGGATGACCCTCACGCTGTACGATCGGACGGTATATCTCGACAAGTCGGAGGATGAATATCTGTTCCCGGCGAAGCAGACCGCCACCCAGAGATTCAAAAAGTATGCGGCGGACTGGAACCTGAAAATTGCCGTTTTGCCGGATACCGAGAAGCAGCTGGGGCGTTCCGTTTACCGGACGCAGTCGATTTATGCCAGTATGTTCGCTGATTTGCGCGAGACGGCCAAAGCCGGCGGCAAGCTGTATCATCCGCGGATGATCTCTTCAGGTCTTGAGCTGTATGAGTTGGGAACGAATAAAGAAGTCTACATCTTGGAGGCTATCACGGATACCACGCAATCGCGGACGTTGGAGGGCGCGGCGACCAAGGTCAAGGTGCTGGCGACAGCCGCCAGCGAGACCGGGCAAGAGGTTCCTTCCAAGGTGATGGCCATCGAGGAGAAGGATATCGCCAAATACGGCCAACTCCAAGCGATCATTCAGGATGATGAAGTGAAGTCGCCTGCGGCTGCCCGCCAGCTGGCCCGAAGCAAACTGAGGGGGATCCGGGAGACGATCTCCCTTAATGCACCTGATGTCAATACGATTCGCGCCGGAGATGCGGTAATGCTTGGCTCGATGAAGCTGCTCGTGATTTCCGTCAGCCGGGAGCTGGGAAACCCCGGGAGCATGATGCTGGAGCTGGGGAGTTATGACGATGTAAAAAGGAGGTTTTACCTTGAATAAAGACCCCTATGGACAATTGGCGTCCTCCTTATATGCTTCATTAAACAAGCAAACCCGTCAAGCCATGGGCGGTGTAGGGGCCGTTCTCGGCACGATAACCTCGACGGGACTTAAGCTGGATGATTTCAAGCATGAGCTGCAGGACTATATGGTGGCAGAGCTGCCTGGAATGTTGTCCTTACCCCGTTATACGGCTGTTGGTACCGCCACTTTGGGAGGACAGCCGCAGGAAATGACATTTGATGTGGAAGAAAATGAAGTCGAAGATACCCTTTTTGAGCTGGGAAAAGGCTTGAAACCGGGGGACCGCGTGCTGGCCGTTCGGGTCAACAGCGGCAATGACGTGGTGGTTGTATGCAAGGTGGTGAGCAGCGGTGGCTAATTTGTTTCCCGAAAACGAGGATATGGTTTGGACGGATGCCACGGATCCGGAGGTACTGGAGGGTGAAGGTGCCGTTTTTGGACGGAGCTGGCGGTATGATTTTGAAGCCGGCGAGTTCGTGATGACTCCCACCCGGAAGATTCCGGTTGCGGATGAGAAGGAAGCCTGGGTCATCTGGTGCGAAAAAGCGATCCGTACGCCGCGTTACCGCCATTTGATCTATACGCCCGATTACGGCAGCGAGCTGGAGGAGCTGGTCGGCAAAGGCTACGACCGATCTCTGCAAGAGAGCGAAATTCAGCGCATGGTAACCGAGACGCTGCTGTCGGACGCACGGACGGAGAGCGTGGATCAATTTGTTTTTGAATGGGAAGGAGAAGCCTGTCGTTTCAGCTGCCGTATTACGAGCGTTCGGGATGAGACGGAAATCATAGAAAGCGTGGTGATCTGATGGCAGATTTGCCGTTATATTTGTTGGATCAGACGGAAGAGAACATTATGAACCGCATGCTGAACAAAGTGCCTTCGGACATCGACAAGTCGGAGGGCTCTTTTATTTGGGATGCGCAGGCGCCGGTTGCGTTTATGCTGTCTGAGGCTGCCTTGTGGGCGCAGGAGCTGCTGCGTCGTGGCTTTGCGAGCACGGTGGCAAGCGATCACCCGGATATCCGGTCTGCCGAACTCGATCTGAGGACGGCAGAGCATGGGATTACCCGGCGGGAAGCGGTCGCATCGTCAGGTAGCGTTCTGTTTACGGGGAAGCCGGGGACGACCGTGCCTGCCGGAACCTACGTAGCTACACCAGCCGATGAGGGCTCCGGGGAATCCTCCGTGGAGTATGTGACCACGTCAGGGGTGACGCTAAGTGATTTGGGTGCCGGCACGGCGCCGATCCGTGCTGTCATGCCGGGCAGCAGCGGCAATGTACCTGCAGGCGTCATTCAGCTGATGATGACGTCGGTCAGCGGCGTAACATCGGTTACGAACCCGGAACCGACGCGGAGCGGGACGGATACCGAAAGCGACCAGTCGCTCCTGGAGCGTTTTTACGCCAAAGTCCGAAGTCAGGGAACGAGCGGCAACAAAGCGCAGTACATGCAGTGGGCCAATGAGATTGCCGGCGTTGGCGGCGTGGAAGTGGCGCCGTTGTGGAAAGGGCCCGGCACCGTTGGGCTGTATCTACTGGATACGGACAAGCGAGCGGCAAGCGCGGATATCGTGGATGCCGTTCAGCAGCACATTGACCCGTCGCAGGATGGACAGGGAGAAGGCGTAGCCCCGGCGGGTCCCGTTATTACCGTGATGCCAGCGGCGGAAGTTCCGATTGATATCTCCGTCAAAGTGCAGCGTACGCAGGAGCAGCCTTCGACGATGGACGAAATTCGGAAGCTGATCGAGGATGGCGTTCGGACGTATTTACAGCAGATTGCTTTTAATAGGAAAGATCCGTTGGTAAGATACACAAGAATAGCTGCCGTACTGCTGGATATCCCGATTATCGTCGACTACTCGGATTTGACCATTAACGGCCATACCGAGCAGCAAAACATCGAAATTGGCTCCGGTCAGGTCGCGGTGCTGGGGACGGTGAGCGTAAGTGAATAATGCCCGAATGAACAGCTTGCGCGGACGCGAGCTGTTTTCTTATCTTCCGGCTTATTACGAGAACTCCCGCGTCATGCAAGCCGATATGGATGCCAAGGGCAGCGAGTTGGACGCTCTTTACCAAGCGCTGAACTCAGCCGCAGATCAGTTTTTTGTCCGTACAGCAACCTGGGGCCTGGAGCGCTGGGAGATGGAGCTCGGCATTCCCACCGACCGGAACAAGCCGATCGAACAGCGGCGGGCGGTGTTGGAGTCCAAACTGCGCGGAGCGGGAACCTTCTCCGGTGCGCTCGTGAAAAATGTGGCGGAGGCCTACGACGGCGGCACGGTCGAGGTATCTTTTCAGCCCGAGGAATGGGGCTTTACGGTTAAATTCGTGGATACGCTCGGCATCCCGCCGAATCTGGAGGACTTGAAGTCGGCGATCGAGGAGATCAAGCCGGCGCATCTGGCGGTGGCGTATGCGTTCCGCTTCTATACTTATGTTGAGCTTGTAGAGAGTGGCCTGACATATGGAGATGTGGTGACAACGGGAAAAACATATGGGGCAATTTATAATAGGGGGCTGATGTAACATATGGCACTAACAGCAGCTTTAGGACTACCGCTCATTGATGACACAATGACGGCGAACGTTGTCAGAGATCTGAACGCTCTAGCGGAAGATATCGATAGCAAAGTAATGCCTAAGAAGGGCGGGGTACTAGATGCGGGAATGATAGATGTAACCGACGGAACACGTATTCTTCGACTCGGTTCCGATGCAAATGATCCATGGATCGGTACGCCAACGAATAATGATTTTCGATTCATCACGAATAATCAAGTGCGCGGTCGAGTTACAGCGTCCGGTTCTTTTGTATGGCTGGATCGTATTTTGACCAGCCGTGCCGGTATGCAGATCGGACAGGATGCAATGGCAGCGAAAAACTTCCACCTTGTCTCAGATGATGTGTCCTCAAAGCCTGCCTTACGAGTCTATAACGGCAATTACGGTACCGGTACACGAATGTTTGGAATCGATACATCTGGACACATCATGATAGGGAGCCAAACAGAGGCATGGAATACCGAAGGATGGTCCAAGGTAGTTGACATTTATCGAACAGGTAACCTAAATCTTACGCTTCGGACGGATCAATCGCAGGGGGTTCTTGCCGTTCATGATTCAGGATTCTACGGATGTAATCCGGGTCTAATTATCGGAACTGCAACGGCTCAGGAACTTTCTATTGTTGTTGGTAAAACACGGCGCGCAGCTTTCGGTACAGACGGATCCTTTACAGTAACCACCGGAGCCATGGGCGTCTCGACGTCCCAAGATGCTTATGTTTTCTTAAATGCTGGAAATATACCGTTAAATGGATGGCGTAATAAAGCGATTATTAATAGTGTTAATGATGCTTATGGGGGGGCAGGTCTTATTTTTCGAGCTACTCGACCAAGTGATAACGCCTTAATTGATATAAAGCTAAATTGGAATAAAGGCGGCGGCGATATTATGACGGAGTCGCATGTCATCAAATCAACAGCCACTCCATCAGGTGGGTTCGACGGTCAAATATGGATTCAATACTCATAAGGAGAGGAGGGCTATTTCATGGCGCTAAGTATACACGTCGGAGGCACATTTCGGAACGTTTCAAACGTTCATACTCGTGTAGGCGGAACATGGCGGAAAGCAACTCAAGTATGGGTAAGAGTCGGAGGCGTTTGGAAACAAGTTTGGACAGGTCAAGGATTTAAAGTATTGGCTAATATGAATACGACTCATGTCTGGGGCTATGTAAATTCTGTAGGAAACTATGTTTATACAATTGGTGGATTCGCTGGAGCTATTGCGGATGGATATGAATCAAAACGTAATGAGCGATACGATCCATTAACGAACACATGGTCATTTATGGCGGACATGCCTTATAGAAAGGTAAATGGGGCGTCTTTCGTTATTAATAATGAGATTTATATGCAGGGTGGCAACGCTGACTACTACGTAGGGGTTGTCTATAGTCCAATAACGAATACGTACCGAAATTATCAAGCAACAGTATCTGGAGAATCACAGTTTTCCGGCACTATCGGTTCATTTGGGTATACAGCAGGTGGTCTTGATGGTGCTCTCTACTCATATACATTCCAGTACAATCCAGCAACAAATAGCTCTACGAGAATGGCAAATATGCCTAATGCCATGGCATATGGAGCCTCTGCCGTAGTAAACAATAGTCTTTACACTATCGGTGGTATGACGTCTGGGAACCGTTGGACGAACTACGTGTATCAGTTTACACCAAGCACCAATACCTGGATGCAAAAGGCGAACGCGTTGTTTGCCAATGAGCGGCCATGCGCATGGACATATAACAATAAAATTTATGTATATCGATTATGGAATCAACTTGATGTCTATGATCCAGTAACAAATTCATGGGTAACTTCGCCGGATGTTTCACCAAGTGGACAGTCCATCTACGGAACAAAAGCAGCAGTTGTCGGGAATAAAGCTTACATTCCAGGAGGTGTGAACGCCAATAATGGCACGTTTTCATATCAAACGTTGGAATACACAATGGGGTAGGGAGGTACCAAATGGAATACAAGGGTAGAGAATTAATCTGTACAGAAGAGGAGCTTCAACAGTTTATCGTTGGGTTAACCGTTATGCATCAAGTGTATAAGTTCACTGACAAGTTCAATGGACAGTTTATTCATAACCCGACTGGAAATGATAACGCACGTTATTATGTATTACAGGTCGGAGACAGGACGTTTCTTCAACCTCATGCACCATTTGAAATGGGAATTGTTCCGATTACGGAGGAGAATGCGCTTGAATACATTGAGCGTCACGCGGACGAGTTAACCGATATGGTTATATTTGAAAAATTCGCTGTTCAACCAGAAGATTCCCTGGAAGTTCTAAAAAAGAAAAACTCTGAATTGCAAATCATAGCTGACGAGTTAAAACAACGCAATGCAGCAATGCAAGACGACCAACTTTTTATACTCGAAGCACTCGCAACTGCAGGCATTATTTAAATATCTGGGAGGTGATTTTTTTGCTGACAGCAAGACAACGCATGGTACGAGGTTATGGATTCGCAATCTTTGAAGATGGTACTCGAAAATTCAATTCCGTAGGACACAGCTACCACGAGGACATTAAGGCATATGCAGCCGCTAATTTTGGAAAGGACAAGATCGACGGTGCACTTTCTACTGAAAGAATTACTGAAAATGAATATCAGGAAACGTTATCACTTATTGGAACTGACCAGGCAAATGAATGGTCTGGTATTTAAGGAGGAAGAAGCATGGAGGAAAACACGCAGGATATCCGACAGCTTGCTAAGCTGCGATTGCAGGAAATTCACGCGCAAATGTACGTACTGAGCGAAGAAGCTAGAATTATTAATGGTTTTCTTACTCTGAGAGATCAGGAAGAAGCAAATACTAATTCGACTGAGGTCCAGATGGAACATTTCGAAGAGTAACTGTTGGATCTCGTCGCACTTCCATTAACATGAAAATGAGTTTGTGAAAACTTGGGATTATTAAAACATCGGCATTTCGACCTGAAGAGGGAGGTGATTTAGTATGATCTTGCTGGAAATGCAGAGTTCACTGAAAAGAACCTTACAGACAAAGTTTTCAGATATCACAACGCAATTGAGAGAAGACAATGAACTATTACCACCAGCCCCATACTTCCAAACCGAGCTAACCCTAGCCGAGTTCGAGCCGATATCGCAACGACGATATACGGCTCGTTTTCGTTTCAAGATCCATTATGTTCCGGTAACTGGGAAGCCAGTGGCTACGATCATGGACGAGATGCTTGAATCGTTGACTTCACTAGATGTTGAAGGCCGTCCATGCCGCGCCTCATCAGTGGCTTGGGAGCAGCCAACGGGGAATGATGGGACATCGGGAGAAGGATATTTTCGTGCAGAGTACGTTATTCAGCTGACGACCGATCAGGTCGAAACGGAAAGCAAGATGCAAACATTGAAACAGGGAGGCGGTTTGAAATGAGTAAAAAAGAAACAGCACCGACGTTCAACAAACACCAGCTGGTACAATCCAATCAATTTAGTAATCGCGAAAAGGATGTGCTTAGCGCCATTCTCGAAGTGGGCAAAACGTACACCGTTCAGCAAGCGAAAGAGCAACTCACCACATTTTTGAAAAAGGAGGTCATCTAAATGGCCGGAGGAACATGGACAACACCCAACAAAGTAAGACCAGGCGTTTACACCCAAATCTCATCGCAGGAGCAGCCGATCGGGCGAGTAGGTGAAAGGGGGATTGCCGCACTGGGCTTGTCCCTTCCATGGGGAGAGCCGCAAAAGATTCTGACGATCAAACCAGGTACCAATCTGGTTGATGTGCTGGGTTATGATATCACGGCACCGCAGCTGCTTTCGGTAAAAGAAAACCTCAAGCGTGCTGGCACACTTCTGTTGTACCGCTTGAACAGTGGCGTACAGGCGGCCGGTTCTGTGGCCGGACTGAAAGCAACTGCTCTTTACGGCGGAGAGCGTGGGAATGACATCCAGATCGTTGTTGAGCACGCGGTGGATGATCCCCGCAAGTTTGTGGTCAGCACGCTGCTGAGCGGCAAAGCCGTGGACAAGCAGCTTGTAGCTAGTGCAGCCGAACTGCAGCCGAACCTGTACGTAACCTTCACACCGGATACCGGCGATTTGGCGGCAACGGCAGGTTTTGCACTGACTGGCGGCGCAAACGGCACCGTGACGAACCAAGAGCATGTGGACTTCCTTGCCGCGCTTGAGGTCCAAGACTTCCAGACCGTTGGCCTGTTGTCTGCAGACCCAACGCTCAAGTCCTTGTATACCGCTTTCGTCAAGAGGCTTCGCGAGCAGGACGGCAAGAAGGTACAAGCTGTATTGCCAGACTATCCAACTGCGGATTATGAAGGAATCATCTCCGTGAAAAATGGCGTTGTTCTCACCGACGGCACCATATTAGACAAGGTGAAGGCGGTGGCTTGGGTCACAGGAGCCACCGCTGCGGCAGCGGTCAACGAATCCTTGACGTATGCGGCTTACGATGAAGCGGTGGATACCGATGTTCGTCTAAGCCATACGGAGATTGAAGCGGCACTCACGAAGGGCGAGTTCTTGTTCAGCTACAGCGGCGGCAAAGCCGTGGTCGAGCAGGATATTAACAGTTTTACATCGATTGAGCCGGCCAAAGCGCGCCATTTTTCCAAAAACCGTGTGGTCCGCGTCCTGGATGGCATTGCGAATGATCTGAAGCTGATTTTCGAGAAGTCCTATATCGGGAAGGTAGACAACAATGTGGATGGCCGGACGCTGTTTTGGGCGGAATGCGCGGCGTATTTTGCGTCTTTGCATAACATCGGGGCTATCCAAAATTTCGATGCGAACGAAGATATTGTGGTGACGCCGGGCACGGAAGGCGATGTGCTATTTGTGGATATCAAGGTACAGCCGGTGGATGCGATTGAAAAAGTATACATGAAAGTGAAGGTGGTCTAAGATGGCATTTTTGCGGGCAAGCGACACGATTTCGGGGCAAGAGGGCAAGGCATTCGTCAAGATTGGCGACCGTATGGAGGAAATGTTCTACATTAAAACACTGGAAGCTACGGTGGAGAAGGAAAAAGCTGAGCTGAAAACGATGGGCCAACGCGCTGTGCAGCACAAAGCCATTGGCTGGAAGGGCAGTGGCACGATGACCATTTATTACGTGACCACGCTGTTCCGCGAGCTGATGATGGAATACATTCAGACCGGCAAAGACGCCTACTTCATGATCGAAGTGCGCAACGAGGATCCGGGCTCGTCGACGGGACGTCAGACGGTGATTTTGGAAGGGGTCAACCTGGACAGCGTGATTATGGCATCTCTAGACACGGAAGCGGAGGCACTGGAGGAAGAAGTGGCCTTCACGTTTGAGAATGTGCGGATTGAGACGCCGTTTAACCCATTGGCTTAATACTTATTCATATATGAGGAGGAAGGAATATGAGCGATTTTAGTATGTTTTTTGCTGGCCAGTCGTCTGCGGAGATCACGGAGGAATTCGTGGTCTCTGTTCGTTTTAAGAACGCAGAAGGGAGCCCCGTTCCTTGGAAGCTGCGCAGCATCACGGAGGAGGAGAACCAGGAGTGCCGCAAAGCGGCTACGCGTAAGGTCAAGGGTAAGAATGGCGTCTTCACGCCGGAAATCGACCCGAACGACTATATGGCGAAGCTGATGGTATCGAGCGTCATTTACCCGGATTTGAAAAACAGCGAGCTGCAAAAATCCTACGGCGTGCTCGGTGCGGAATCCCTGCTCCGCAAAATGCTGCTGCCCGGCGAGTTCGCCGCGCTTGGCGAGCGGGTGCAAGCCCTGAACGGTTTTGACCGCGATATGAACGATCTGGTGGATGATGTAAAAAACTAATCAAAGAGGGCGACGGAGACGCGAACTATGCGTACTACGCCCTCCACGAATTGCACATCCTTCCTCACCAGCTCATGGCGATGTCGGTCCGGGAACGGGCCGCCATCTATGCCATGATCTCGATGCGGGTGGAGAAGGAGAAGCTGGAGCGAGTCCGGAAGCGGAGATAGGTTGTAGAAGAAGGGGGTGAAGGAATGGCGAGTGTAAAGGATGCGCTGTCGTACTTTAACAACATGGCCAATGATGTGTTGGTTGGTCAATGGCTGCAGTTTGAAAAGGGATACGAACAGGTTGTCAAACAGATTACTAAGGCTAAGGAAGAGCAAGAAAAATTAACGCGTTCAACGGCAAAATCTGTCTCGTATAAAGAAAAAATGCTTCAGATGACCGAAAAAGTCGTGGATGGAATCGAACAAATGAATCAAAAAATGGGAGAAGGCGAGAAGAAAGCGAGCGCCCTTAGCAAAGCTTTAAAATTTGCCAAATCGGCATATAAAGCGGGAGCAATTGTCGTCAAGGCGACTATTGCTCCTGCTGCTCAGGAACAGAAGCTAGAAGATCTATTTAAAGTAAAATCAGGCAATGCAGAAGTGGGAACTGCGATGTTTCAGACTTTTAAGAATAATGCGCTGAAGACGGGCTCGGATGTTAATCAATCTCTAGAAAACGCACTGACCTTTATGTCGGCAACCAAAAATTCGGATCAACTCACGCAGCTTACTGGCTTTGCCGATCGAATGAGCATGATGTCGTCAGGAAACAAGAGTTCTAAAGATGCAACAGAGGCAATTATGAGTGCAATGCGCGGAGATACTAGTTCTTTAGCGAAAAATTTTAATATTCCTGATGCCCAAATCAAAAGTTTCAATGCGGAAATTACCTCATCTAAGGGCAATTTTACTGCGTTTCTCTCATCCATGGATAAGCTGCTTCAAAAATCCGGCATGACGCAAGAAGCATTAGGCTCAATGATGGATTCTCCCGTTAACAAGTGGCAGAAGCTGCTGGGACTAGTGGATAACTCGTTTGTTCAGATTGGAACTGGAGCTTTGGCAGCCATTATGCCGTTAATGGAAATGATAAGTGCCGCATTTGAATCAGGAACATTTCAGCCGTTCATTGATGCTTTAACAATTGGGTTATCTGTATTGGTCCAAGTGTTTATGTGGATTGCAGAACTGGTGCCACCGGCATGGGAATTTATTAAAGGTGCGATTTCTGGCGTAGGAATGGCAATCTGGAACGTTATCAGCATATTTATGGGGTTACTGCCCATCATTACGTTTGCAGCTGTATTACTAGGAATCCTCAATATTGGGCTAATAACCAGTAGAATCGTTGCTTTAGGTTATGGAGCCGCTCAACTAGCTGCAGCTATGAAAACGAATCTCTTAACGGCAGCAACCAGCATCCAAGCCGGAGCAATGAGGATTCTTAATATGATTATTAATGCGAATCCACTTATGTATTTAATTGCTTTAATTATCGCCGTGATTTCAGCATTCGGTGTTTGGAGTGTAGTCACACAAGGACTGAAAAAGGTCTTTAGTAACGTGTTCGGCTTCATTGTCGATCTGGCGCAAAACACGGTCAACACGGTCATTTCCGTCATTAACGGGATCATTAAAGGTGTGAACGCGGTAGCGGGCTTTTTCGGTAAAGTTCTAGGCGTAGATACCAAGCAAATCGCCGAGATTGAGTATAAAGCAGACTTTACGAATTTTAAGGATACGGGACAGAAAGCGATAGAAGATTTTTCGATGGATACCTTCAAGGATAAATTCATGCCGGATAAGAACTTGGGCAAGAACAACGAGGATCTTTTAAAACAATACAACAACGGCAAAACCGGATACGATGTTACCGTTCCGAAAACCACCCCAACCCCGTCCATGCCCGCCATGCCAACGGCCCCAATCCCGGTAGCCCCTGCGGGCGGCAGCATCGATTCCATTGGTAAAGTGGATAACTCGGTGGACGTGGCGAGCGAGGATCTGAAAGTGATGCGCGATTTGGCGGAAGTGAATGCGATCAGCAATATGATCACCCTGACGCCGACTGTGCAGATGACGACGGGAGATATTAATTCCGGGGCCGATCTGGATACGATCATGTCGAGAATTAACCGGACGCTGGAGGAGCAGTTTGTGTCTAGTGCCGAGGGGGTGTACTTGTAGCATGAGCGATTACGGATTTTTTCTGAGCTTCAATAACCAGGAGGAGGTTTTCCGATTTCCGGTGAACCCTGAGCGGATTGACGTCAAGGATAGCGGTGAAGGCAAATCCTATACGGTCGCGGGGCTAGGCGAAGTGAATGCGATTCTGCATCCAAAGCTGACGGAGATCTCGTTTGAAAGCTTTTTTCCGGGGAGAGTGTACCCCTTTGTACATCTAGGCTCTGACCAAAAGCTGAAGCTTCCGATTGAATACGTAAATACCATTAAAGGCTGGATGGAGTCCCGCCGACCTGTTCGCTTTGTTATGACGGGGCTTGTTCCCGATCCGCTGAGCGGTACGGATGGCAAGAATGTGGTGCGGGCGATGAAGTCTTTTGGCATCAACATGGCGGCCTCCATCGAAAGTTTCAATTGGAATACGATGTCCGGATCGCCGGAAGATATCGAATTCTCGATCACGCTTAAGCGCTATGTGTTCTATGGGGCACGCAAGGTTATGCCGGTTAAGGACAAAAAGGCCGCTGCGGTGAAAACCAAAGACAGGCCGGATGACCGCAAAAAACCAACCTCTTATACGGTTACCAAAGGCGACACCCTGTGGAGTATTGCTCAAAAGCTGCTCGGCAGCGGTTCCCGTCATGCGGACATCCAAAAACTAAACGGAATCAAGGACCATGAGGTCCGGAAGCTGGCCGTCGGCCGGGTTCTGAAAATTCCTTAAAGAGGTGGCGCCATGATCGAACTGATGATTGACCGCAAGAACGGAAGCGTGTGGGATTTGGTGCAGATCGTAACCGACATCACATGGAAAACAAGCCGTCAGGCGAAGCCGGCAAGTCTGGATATCAACTATGTGAACGATGGCCTGGCGCAGAGCAAGGCATTCGAAGTGGAGAACGGCGACATTGTGCGCTTCCGCAAGGATAACAAGGATCTGTTTTATGGGTATGTTTTTTCCAAAGAGTGGGGCATGGACGCCCAGGTCAAGGTGATGGCTTACGACCAGCTGCGCTACCTGTCCAGCAACGACACCTACCGGTTTACGAATGCCAAGGTGGAGGATATCATCCGGAAGATCGCCAAGGATTTCAATCTGAAGACAGGAACGCTGGCCGATACGGGCCATACGATACCTGCCATGCTGGAAGCGGACAAGAAACTGATCGATATCATCTGCAAGGCTCTGGATTCCACATTGATCGCGACTAAGCAGTACTATATGTTTTACGACCGGTACGGCGAACTGACGTTGACTAACATCAACGACATGCTGCTCATGCTTGCGGTGGGAGAAGACAGCCTCATGACGGATTTTTCATATAAAAAAAGCATCGACAACGAGACGTACAACCGCATCAAAGTCGTGCGGGACAACAAGCAGACGGGCAAGCGGGACGTTTACCTATATCAGCACGGACAAAACATTGCCCAGTGGGGCCTGCTCCAGTTATACGAAGTCGCTGACGAGAACATGAATCCGGCTCAGTTGAAGCAGTTAGCGCAAAATTTGCTGGAGCTGAAGAACAGGGAGCAGCAGACGCTGTCCATCGAGGCTATCGGGGATTTACGGGTCCGTGCCGGAAACACGATCTATGTGAATCTGCCGGAAGAAGGCTTGAAGCCGTATCTCATCGATGAGTGTACGCATAAATTCTCGGACGGTACGCACACGATGTCGCTGAATATGAAGGTGGTGTAAGCAGGGATGCTGGATATTATCAAAAAAGCCAGTCTCAGCGCCGTGGGTAGCACAAACCCGATGGCGGTGCTGTACGGCACAGTAACATCAATCTATCCTCTGGAGGTGAACGTGGATCAGCGTTTCAGCCTGACGGAGGATTTTTTAGTTATCGGAGAGTCGATGACCGAGTACAAGCTGAACATTGGCGGCGCGGAGTATGTGATTCGAAAAGGGCTGGAAACGGGAGACACGGTGCTGCTCATACGTTACCAGGGCGGGCAAACGTATCTCGTGCTGGATCGGTTGGTGAAGCCGTCATGATCCCGCAAGGAGGAACGCTGCAGCCGGGTAGCGAGATCGTGGAAACCTTGGAGCAGCCTAGTTTGACATATGATTTGAATCTGGAGGAAGGGACGATATCCGGTCACATTGACGGGCTTGAGGCCGTTAAACAGGCTGTCGTCAAAATCCTTCAGACTCGCCGATTTGAGCATCTGATCTACAGCAGCAACTATGGGCAGGAGCTGGACTCCGTCATTGGCCGCGACCCGCTGTGGGCCTATTCTGAAATCGAGCGGCATATCAAGGAAGCGCTGCTGCAGGATGATCGCGTGTTGTCGGTGGATGACATGAATATTACGTTTACTGGCGAGTTGGCCATGGCAGAGTTTACGGTCCGAAGCGTGTATGGCACTTACAGTATGACCAAGGAGGTGAGGGAGGATGGTTGAGGAACAGACGTATGAAGCCATTCTGGAGCGGATGCTGGAGCGCATCCCGGAGGGTATGGACAAAAGAGAGGGCAGCATCATCTACGATGCGTTGGCGCCTTCTGCGGCTGAGCTTGCCCAGATGTATGTGGAATTGGAGTATTCCATGAACCTGAAATTTGCCGCTACGGCATCGGGCGAATTTTTGGATCGGAGCATTGCCTGGTCGGGACTGACCCGAAAGCAGGCTACAAAAGCACAGCTGCTGGGGCAATTTTCGGGCAGTAACGGCGCCCCGGTGGATGTGCCCATAGGGAGCCGTTTTTCATTGGATCCGCTGAATTACAAAGTCATGACCCGGCTGGGTGCGGGGCAGTATGTGCTGGAATGCGAGACAAGCGGGAAGGAAGGCAACCGCCGATTCGGTTCGCTGCTTCCGCTGGAATACGTAGAAGGCTTGGTAAAGGCCGAGCTGGTGGAGCTCTGGGTACCTGGCGAAGACACCGAATCGGATGAAGCGTTATATGACCGTTACCGTGAAAAAATCTCCCGGCCCGTAACCAGCGCGAACCGGAATCAGTATGAGTTATGGGCGAGGGAGAAAGCCGGGGTCGGCAAGGCCAAGGCTTTTCCGTTATGGGACGGACCCGGCACGGTCAAGGTGGTGCTGCTGGATAACGAGATGCGTTCGCCTACGCCTTCCGTAGTGGAATCGGTGCAGCAGCATATTGATCCGACCATGGATGGCATGGGGGAAGGGGCAGCTCCCGTCGGTTCGGTGGTCACCGTTGTAGGGGCGGCTGAAGTGCCTGTAAATATCGAAGTGCAGGTTACGCTGCTCAATGGGGCAGGTATAGATGGCGTGCAAGAAGCGATTGAGCAGGGCGTTCGCCAGTATTTGAAAGACCTCGCCATGTCCGACCCGTTGGTTCGGTATAACCGGATCGCCAACGTGATTTTGGATACTCCGGCTGTCATCGACTACGAGGTATTGACCGTGAACGGAGGAACGGACAGCATTCCGATCCAACAGGAAGCGGTAGCTGTCCTGGGGACGGTGACGGTCCGATGAGTAAAGCCGAAGCCTGGCTGGGTTACTTGCCGTCCTTTTATCACGATGTTCGAGAAATGAAAGCCATTGCCGGAGCCGAAGGGGCTGAGTTGGACAAGCTGACGCAGCAATTGGAGGATCAGTTAGACCAGTATTACCCCGAAACCGCTACCTGGGCGCTGTCTCGATATGAGCAGGACCTGAACATTCCGGTGAATTTATCCAAGCCGATTGAACAGCGGCGGTCGGTGATTATCTCGAAAATGCGGGGGAGCGGGAAGGTGTCTGCCAGCATGCTCAAAAATGTGGCACAAGCCTATGAGCGGGGCAGCATCGAGGTATCCGTCCAGCCGGCGGAGTATAAAGTGACGATTCATTTTCGAGATACGCTGGGCATTCCGCCAAATCTGAGCGATTTGAAGTCGGCCATTGAGGAGATCAAACCCGCCCATATGGCGGTCGATTACGCTTTGCGTTATCTCACCATTGCCGAGGTAGAGAGCATGACGTTCGAGGAAATATCAGCAACGACACAAGACAGATTGTTGGGAGGAGGAGCTTAAATGACGAATCCGGTTACGCCGAATATCGGGTTGAACAAAATCGATCGAACCTCGCCGTCCACGACGTATTTCGATCTGGAGAAGTATATTGATCAGAACGCGGATGCTGTAGATCGGTTCGCGGGTGAAAGCAGTGAGGCCATCGGCGCTCTAGAGAAGCGTCTGGATACAGAAGAGCGCAGGGAAGTCCTACTTCAGCCTGGGCTTCAGATCGTGAATGCGGAGCGGAGCGCGCCTTTTAAGTTGAGTGGGATTAAGGGGCGGACGTTGGTGAATTTGTTGGGGCGGGATGGGGATTTTGAATATGTTAATCCGTGGAAGGCTTATTCAGTCAAGGGAACGCCTACAGTCTTCAATAACGAGATTACTGTTATCGGATCGGGTGAAACCACAAACCCGCAAATCAGCAGAAATTTAAAAGCGGCTTCAGTTCCCAAAGTAGGCGACAAGCTGTTTATTCGGGCTATTGCAAAGACGAAAAGCGCCTGTGAAAGCCTGAGAGCTTACTTATACATCAGTACGCCAATAGGCACAAGACACGGGGAAATCATCTTAAGTTCCCCAACGGTGGATAAACCGTACGCGCTTTATAAGAGCTTTACGGTTACGCAGCACCTCGTCGATAACTGGGGGACAACTGGTTTTATACTTGTGGCACAGCATACCAGCGCTGCAGCTGCTAAGGATACGGTAGCTGTATACTCACAAGCTGCCCTATATGTTGTGGCGACACAGGATCTCGGATTGACAGATGACGAGCTGGCGGCAAAGTATACGTATGTCAATAGCGTTCAGCCTGTACGTAATCCGTATGCGATCCGGTACGGGGAGAATTTGTTGCCATCATTTTATGAATGGAATATTCACGCACAAGCAAAGGCCAGCGGCCCGTATACTCTTTCCCTAGCAAGCACAGCAACTACACAGAACACTTATATAAACATCCCAGTTATGCCGAATACTGATTATGTGCTTTCCGGAGTTGTTACCGGAGGTACGTCGACAACGGGTGGTTATATAACTGTTGGTTGGGTCGACGCTACGGGTACTACTTTTATTTCGTGGGAAGGCGAAATATACACCGGGGGAAGTCCTAGGAAGATTCATTCCCCTGCCAATGCAGTTTACGCTCAGGTTGTATGTACCACAACGGGGGTTGGTAACTACGAGTTTGCGAATGTAATGTTATCCGCTGGCCCCACCACCAAACCGTTTAAACCACGCGAAGACTCCATGCTCGCGCTGCAAACGGACTTATTCGCCGATCCGCTGACAGGTGCGAATGCTGACGAAGTTTTTGAAAAGGACGGGCAGTATTTCAAGTTGGCGAAATGGAAGAAGGTTTCATTGGATGGATCAATAACGTTGGGCATCGCAGCACATTTTGCAGGATTTAAAGTCCTTCAGACTGACCAATACCCGCATCCGCTTCCGAGATGGATTAATTATTCTGGAGTAGCGGTAAAGCATGATGGAAAAGTATTAAAAACAGCAACTTTTGGTGGAGCTTGGGCAGCAAATGGCCCGGATACGATGGAAACAGCAATAGATGGAAGATTTTATATTTCTGTTTCCAACGCTGACAGTGGTTGGGGCGACAACTACACGCCGACAGTCGACGAGATTAAGGCGTATTTTATGGGATGGAAGATGTACGACGTGAACGTAGACCCGACTGGTGGCGGTGTTTATAACCGTAATGACGGTGTAGGTAAATGGTGGTGCCCTATCGATAGAAGTACAAGCGGTGTTCAAGTTTTACCGACAACAAAGGTTCCCTCTGTTCCGTCCTACCAACTCGTATACCAACTCGCAAAACCAACTGTCGAGTCTATCGTTTCCGAAGGTATGCTGACGTTTAATGAAGGCGATAATCAGGTCGAAGTTAGGACGGGGCTTGTGGTACGTGAAAGTGCGATACCTGTCGTTTCGGGGAACGGATACTATTGGATCAACGGGAGGACTACTCCAAGTTATCCCCTGAAAAATAGACCGAGCAGAATATTACACATTTACAAGAACAATCTGCATAATGTGGGGTGGGTTAATAGTCCGGTAGATGCGGGCTATTATGACACATACGGACTCGTTCAAACAAGGATTGAAATCGAACTCTTTGATCCTTCCGCATCCTATTCCATCACGTATCTGATGTTGGACACATCACCAATCGTTCCATTCATCGGATCGTATGCGGCTAACGAAAAGGCCATGCTCCAAGAATTAACCGATACTGTGCAACAGAATGCGACCGCTGTTTCCGTGCTTATGAATAAAAAGGTGGATAAGGACGCGCCAGGATGGATTACACCGACATTGTTGAATGGATGGACTCGTGGGGATAATTTTGCTTATCAAAAAATGTCGAATGGGATGGTAATATTTCGAGGAAATGTTGGAAATGGGACATTGTCCTCAACAATACCGTTATTGACATTGCCAGTTGGATACCGTCCGAAGCAGGTCCTATACTTTCCTGTGTCTGCTAGGAATGGCACAGGAACTACAGGGTACGGTATGCTCCGATTCCTAATCCATCCAGATGGTACAGTCACTTTGTTTTCGCAGAATGATATGACTGTGGCAACTATTGTATGGCTCAATAACGTTGCTTTTCTAGCCGAACAATAAAGGAGGCACCACATGAAAGCAGTACCCAAAGTAAATATAGACGGCCTCTATTTAGAGGACACGCTTGTGGACGATACCTTTTCTGGTGTCGTCCCTTTTTATTCCAACATGGAACAAGGAATATTAGATGTGCTAACGACAACAGAAAACGTAACTCAACCAGATGGCGAAGCACCCAACGATTATGAATCCAATATCACCGGTTACATCATCGGCATCCCGGTGACTCCCGGCTTGTTCCGCCCACGCTTTGATCTCGCAGCCTGGAATGCATACGAGTCTGCCGTAAGCGCAGCACAAGATTCATTCCAACAAGCCTTGTCAAAGTGGCACGCACTCCCTGAAGAGCAGCGCGGCGACATGCCGGTGCTGGAGTCTCCGACTCAGCCGATACTTTGGGTAGAAGGGTTAACCCCAGAGGAAATCGAGGAGCTAACCAGACCTCAACCAATAGAGCCTAATGAAATGGATCGCTTAGGGAGCGAGATGGTAGCGCGGGAACTGGAGGCCTTGGAGCTGCGTCAACAGAACGAGGCACAGGGCGCTCAAATCGTGGGACTTGAATTGCGGTTGCTGTCACTTGAAAATAGCTGATCGAAAGGAGCGGGAGACGATGTTCGAGAACGATTTTGAACGCTTGAAGTATTACTATGAAAAAAAGTGGGCACAGAAGTCTCAAATGAGACAGTATGTTGCGTTTGGCGTAATCACCTCGGATGAATATGAAGTCATCACTGGCGAGGCATATTAAACGCTGCATTGAAAGGCCTAGCATGAAGGGCTTCAACGTAGAAGGCGGAATCGTGCTGGAGAAGCGGAGCGGTCGCCTTTGTCCACGGATTTTAACCCTATCTATAAAGGTACAAAAAAATCTGGGGGCAACAGCGATCGGAAGCATGATCCGCATGCGAAGTGATGTACTGCTTAAAAGGTGTATCTGTGTATTTCTGTTAAAACAACTATGAATAACCTCAATCCAAGCCCTCGGCTCCCCCGAGGGCTTTATCACACCTTCAAAACCATATCAAAGGAGGAAGAATTATGTATGAGCACATCGGTCAGTTTTTTAAGATGCTGGTGGCGGGGACGGGGGCCGTAACGGGGTACGTCTGGGGCGGATGGTCGCTGCCGCTGCATCTGCTGTTGTGGTTCGTGGTGATCGATTGGTTGACCGGATGGGGCGCGGCCTGGATGAACGGCGAGCTGCGCAGCCGTATGGGTTATACTGGAATCGCACGCAAAATGACCATTTTTCTCATCATCGCCCTGATGCATCTGGTGGACCGGGTGCTGGGGGAGATGAATTATTTTCAGAATACGGTGATCTTCTTCTATCTCGCGAATGAGCTGCTGTCCATTATTGAGAACGTAGGAAGAATGGGGGTACCGATCCCCCAGTCCCTGCGTAATGTGGTACAGGTATTCCAGATCAAATCCGAAGAAGGGGAAGAGCCAACCGCAGGAAAGGAGGAGAAAAAGGATGAAGCCCTCTGA